TGCTTCTGTCTGGGCTTTCTGTGCTTTGATCTGCACCTCTTGCTGTTGCAACTGCAACTGAGCTTGTTGCATTTGGACAAGGGGGTCTTGCGCTTGTTGTGCGGCTTGCTGTTGTGCCGCGGCTGCTTGACCTTGTTGCATGACTTGATTGGCGGCTTGTGCCATGATGGTAGACAAGGCTTTTTCTGCTTCGGGTGGCAACTTCTCGTCTTCTGGAGGCAGAGCCATACCCAACTGTTGAGACACAAGGTTTCTGTACATAAACCCAACGTGCTCTGCAATATGTGCTTGTAATGCGCCCATGATGGCTTGCATCTGTGGGTTCTGACCGATCATGGCCATGATCATGGGATCATTGATCATGGAGTTGTGGACAGCCATGTGTGCTTGGTGATCTTGGTACTCAAATGCTTTTAAGGGTTTACCCTTAAGCACGGCTTGGTTCTCAGACACTGGATCGACAGGCTTTTGGTCATCGGGCAGGGGCACCAGCTTCTCAGCGTTCTTGATTCCCAAGACATCGAGCATTGACCTGTGCAACTGCGGCAAGTCATAGATTTGAGGCGCCATCTGCGCCATCTGCATCACCGCTTGGTACTGTACTACGCGTTGCGATAGTGTTGCGGCATTGGGATCTGACACGGGGATGATGTCCACCTTGTCATAGTCTTCTTTCTTAGACTTGCGGCCGCCGTACTCTGGATCGTACTTGTAGTCTGGCTCCGTATAGTCACGGATCAAGTCTTTCAAAAGTTTTAGCTCTTGCTTGAGTGCAAAATGAACCCGCGCTTGTACGGCGGTAAGTACTTTGAGTTGCCTTTCAAGGAGAGCTAAAGTGGTGCCGACTGGGGCTTGCGAGTTCATGTCCGACACTTGCATGTCGGCTGTTGCGGCAAACCTTCGTCCTTCATCAACGATTTGTCCAAGCAAATTGAACAAGACGTTGCTGGGTTCTTTGTAAGGTAAGGGTAAGATCGAATCTCTGATGTTGCCAGAGGCTACGTCTACGTCTCGGAACTCTCCTGGCGCGATTGGCGTATCATCGCCCTTAATGCGAAGTCCACGAGATTTGAGTCCACCGGGTAGATTTGAGAGGGTACCTGCATCGACCAGTTGTCGCATAATACTGGTAGCAGATTTAGCAAATCCTCCGATAAGGTGAAAGAGTCCGAAACCATAAGCGCCGAAACCGGGAATGTACTGGTAGTGTACAAAATGTTGCCTTTTGAGTTTGAGTGCATCGCCTTCCTTCCAATTGCGTCTGATTGAGAGAATGGTGTTTGTGCCTCGAATCAGAGTCACAACATAAGGATGCGCAATGCCTGTCTCGGTTCCGTCTTCATCAACGTCTTGGAAGCCATCCAAGTCCAAGTCAACGTGGCACTCATATAAGGTATAACGGTCATCGTTCAGGTCACTGAACCCCGTCTCGTGATCTTTGGCTTGCTTGATGTCGTCTCTGTGGCGTGGGGGATCAGGCAACTCAACATCTAAATAAAACCCAGCGGCTTGCAGTTTTAAAATATCGTTCTTGGTCTTGCGCATCACATGGGTAATGCGGTGGCATGTGTCCATGTCCGTAGCCCCATAGGGCAGGATGATATCCTCGGCTGGCACGAACATCGAGACTTGACGACCCAAGTTGGGATCGTAATAGACTTTCTTGAACGCTGACCCTGTGGCTGGGAGTGACCACAACATGCGCTCATGCTCGGGTCTGTACTCTTGCATCACATCCGTCAACTCATGGTTCATGTCGTCTTGAACGTTGGTGGCAATCTCGCGTGTTTCAGGGGTTTCTTTACCGATGATCTTACTGAGCACGGGCCCTTGGGCTGGGAATGTCTCGGTGATCATCTCGGCTTGGAAGCGTACAACCGCTTCTGTGATCATGGGGTGGAATACTCCACAAGCACCGTCCCAAGGCTCGGTGCGCTCCTCCATGTGCAGACCCAAAAGCTTTAAGCCTTCTGTGTAGGCTTTCTCCCAGTCTTTGCGTGATGCCCTGTCTTGGTCAATGTCATACTCAAGGTCGCCTGCAACCGTCTGCAGTTTTGAAGCGTTGAGGTACTCGGCCAAGTTATCGTCAAACTCTTCTTCGCCTTGGGTGGAGTCCTTGGGCTCCATGTCAATCTCCATGTCCCCAGACTTAATATGCACTTCTTCTGGGTCTACGATCTCTATCTCCAAGGGTTCTTCACCAGCGCCCAAGGCATCGAGCCCTGCTGGTGCTTGATATAACGATTTGTCAAAACTGCTTGTTGCCATGATGATCCTTAATAATAAGCTGCTGTGCGACGGCGACGATACATCGGCTCGTCTCGCTCATCCGAGTCTAGCGAAATAAACCCGCCTTGCCTATAGCGCATCAAGGCTTGTGACGTAGTATCCACATAGTCATCATTCTCGCCAACGGGGAAAGCCGCCACCTCTTCAATTACTTCTCGCGCCCATCTTGTGTCTGGCGCCCAGACCATGCCACTGGCAAAGAGATCAGACACAGCGTTAAGCCTGACCATCTTATCATTGCCGCGGCTCGGATTGGTCTCTTGGACAGGTATTCCCATTGCTCTGAATTCCTGGATGAGTGGAGCTCCTGCAGCCTTTTTTTCCACAATGAACGCATCGGGTTGCCATTCTTTATAGTGTTTAAGTGCTATGGCTTTGAGTTCTGGAAATGCCATGCGGTCTTTGAAAGCATCCAACAAGATGATCTGCGCCTTGTCGTTTTCCTCTTCATTGTAGAACACGCCCCATGTTGTACATGCGGAGTAGTCGGAATTATTTTTAGTCTCAAAGGCCGTATCCCAAGACTGGATCACATAGTCGCAGGTGGGCGGATCGTCTCTGTCCCAGATGCGCCAGTGTTTGCGAGAAATAATCGCGCTGGTGTCCGAGGTGGGTTGTTGCATGTACTGGGCGTTCCAATACCGTGGGTCAAGAGAGGCTTTGATCTTTTTGAGGGAGTCAAGCGGCCACTGCTCTGGCCATAGGGATTTCTCATCTTCTGTGCCTTCATTTAATATGGGAGGCAGTTCCACAATCTCCCAAGGCATGGCTTCAGGATTGCGTACTTGATAATCAATGAGTTTGCCCGTCAAGTCTAGGAGAGACCAGCGCGTCATGATCACAATGATCGCCCCACCTGGCATCAGACGTTGCAAGGGGCCTGTTTGAAACCAAGACCATGCGGTATCAAATGCCAGTCGGCTGTTGGTCTTTACATCCTGTTCGCTATGAGGATCATCAATAACAAAAAGATCAGCTCCGCGGCCAGCAAGAGCGCCGCCGACACCGGCTGCATAATACTGACCTCCCAGCGATGTAGACCATTTACCAGCCGCCTTCTGATCCTCCGCCACTTGTGTGCTAGGGAAAATTTCATGGTATTCCTCTGATTCAATTAAATTTCGTACACGTCGTCCAAAGTCTTCCGACAGACCCGCAGTGTGCGTGCCCATGATGATCTTCTTGTCAGGGAACTTGCCTAGGAAGTAGGCAGGGAATAAATAAGACGAGAACTCAGACTTGCCATGACGCGGTGCAATATTAATGATCACACGCTTCTTGTTGCCTGCGATCACCTCTTCAAATATCTTGGCCAGCTTCCTGTGGTGGGGGCCTGTCTTGAATCCTGGATACACCGCCTTGGCAAACCCAAGGATGTTGGTTTGTGCGGCCAGTAGACTGGCGCGCTTTTCTTTTCTGTCTAAATCTTCAAAGAGCTCTAGCTTCTCCGCCTTGGACATCCTAGGCAGATTTTGTTGGATGAGCTTGGCCTCAAGCGGCGTCAGACTCGTGAGCTTGGATAGATCCATTGGTTTCCAAATCAGTTATATCGTCATTGTTTGACAGTACATCCACCACGTCCATGAACTTATTGAGCTTGTCTTTGATGCGCTGGTCTAGCTCATCGTCACTCAACTCGGCTTTCTTGACTTCAATCTTTTCAGTGAACAACCCAATTTCAGTTACTTTGCCCAACAAAGCCAAAGCTTTGAGACGGATATTGGCGCTGGGGTTTTCAACTTCTTCAAGAATTTTAGCTACGGCATAGCCTCTAAGTTCTTTGGCCTGCTGTACAAATTCCCAGTCATAGGCTGTCAGCATTCCCACAAGATGCTGGACAGCGGCTGGAGTTTTGACTTGTGCTAGAGACTGGTGTGTGATTTCGGAAGGAGAGGCAGAAACAATATTGGCAAAAGATGTTCTCGCAGCTTGTGTTTCTAACTCACTTGTTATGGTATCTGTGTCTACAGCGCCCAGCTTTTTGAGCCAGTCTACTGTTTTAATCTTGGCGTCCAGTGCGTCTGTAGGCGTAGTTTTTTCCAGGGGCACGAATCCCTGTGGTGTTGTTTCCACGTCTGGTTCAAAATCTATCAAATGATCTAACATGCGTAGGCCCTTGCAACCTCGATAGCGTTAATGTACACTATATTTGAAGTCTGATGCAAGCAGTTGCCAAACTTGATTGCGTTTACTTCTCCTTTGTGAACGAAATGTTCTTTGCCCCACCTTAGACGTGGGGCTTTTTTTATGGGTCGTTGTCTAACGTTAGACATGGTAATTACAAAATTTTTATAAAATAATACTATGGTATTACTGAAGTGCTGGGAATCGGTGTGGAACAGTGTTCATGGTCGCATGGTCGGGGTGGTCTAAATCTGGGTGGTGGGGGGTAGGTGGGGTCTTTAGTTCTCAAAAACGCTCTCTCGAATAGTACCAAAATACCCCTTTCGTATAATAGAGTTATCGGTAGGGCAACAAGCGGGTAGATTTCTACCCCACCTATCCGATAGGAGAAATACCATGATGTTATCTGTAAATCAATTCGCAATCAAAGTAGGTCAAGCCGATCGTCTTACCAAGGACGCTACCAAGCCCTATCGTGATGCGTACCGCAAAGCCACGCATGAGCAACGTGTGCAACTTGAGCGTGACTGGATCACAGGCTATCTTGAGGGCAATCTTGGACGCACGCCTAGTCAAGCAATGGCGATCTTTAATCAGTCACGCACAGAGCGTAGCAAAGTCGAGCAAGAGTCCTACAAGCGTGGCTACGCCAAGTTCCTCGACCATGTTAAGAGCGAGGTGCGTAAGGATGAGCCCGAGAGCAACTCACGCACCGAGAAAGTTGTTGCGCCCAAAGCAATCGTCAAGAGCGTGCTCGACATTATCTACGCATCAGACATGACTAAGGCACAGTTCGATGCGCTCATTGCTGAAATCAAGAAATCTGTTGCGTTCGAATAATCGGGGTAGAAATCTACCCCATTTCTCACGGCGGGCTTTGCCCGCTGTTTTCTTTTGTGTCTAACGTATTTAAAAGGAGCTTAATCATGAAACCACAATTCAAACACGACTGCAACTCGTGCGTATTCATCGGCAACATCTTCACCAACCTAGTCGTGTCGAATGTTAGGGTAGAAACCGATCTTTACCGATCATGCGAAATTAACGGCGGTTATCTTTTGCGTATGTCCAACGAAGATAACGACTACATCACCACCACCAATGTCAACAAATACCTTGGCGTGACGTTGCGAGCCTAAGACAACTTAGCCTAATGCTCGCAAGAGCATTGGGGTGCGCTGTTGCACCTTAACTGGAGAACATCATGAACTACTGCAAAATCCTAAACTACCTCGCCCATTGCGGGACTGATGCATTCATAACCGCAGACGAATGGGACACCATCGAACGCCTGCATGACGCCTTGAATGA